CTAGAAATTTGCTCCGGGGGGTATTTTTGACCTTCTCTACTGTAACTTCGGAGGCTGTTTAAGGACTAGCGAAGGATTTGTTGTCTCTGTTTTCCTCTCCTCAGAGACATAATTCTCGGAAGTGGTGAACCCGGGCTCCTTTCAAGGGTCCTCCGCTAGTTCGTAAACAACCCCCGAAGTTATAGGAAGGAGGTTAAATCCATGAGAAACTCTAACAAAAATGATCCAAATGTCCAGAAAAGGATTCAACCCCCTGCAAAAACTCCGGAGGCTAGAGAAGATCAGATGATCGCGTTGGCTATGGATCAAGCTGAACGTCAATTAAGAGCCGGGACCGCTAGTTCTCAAGTTATAACTCATTTTTTGAAGATGGGTTCTATGAAAGAAGAAATTGAACGAGAAACTTTGCAATTGCAAAAGGAACTGATCAAAGCAAAGACGGAAGCTATTCAATCTGCTAAGCGAGTTGAGGATTTATATTTGGATGCACTAAGTGCAATGCGGACTTACGCTGGTGGAAAGAGAGAGGATGTAGATGATTAAGTCTTACCGAGAGCTTTGTCGTCTGTCATCTTTCGAAGAACGGTTCGAGTACCTAAGAATGGGCGGGACCGTTGGGAGATCTACGTTCGGATTCGATCGATATTTGAACCAGACTCTTTATCAATCTCGTGAATGGAAGATTTCAAGAGAAGGAATTTTGCTTCGTGATTCTGGTTGCGATCTCGGTATTCTCGACAGAGAGATTTTTATTCGACCGACGATTCATCATTTGAATCCGATAACGATTGAAGATCTCGAGCGTAATCGGGAGTGTGTATTCGATCCAGACAATCTTGTCTGTACCTCTCCCGATACTCATCAAGCTATTCACTTTGGTGATAGTTCACTTTTGCCAAGACTTCCGCCAGAGCGGAGGAAAGGAGATACATGTCCATGGAAAAGAGCATACTTACAAGCATAAAAAAATCTCTTGGAATTGAAGCTGAGTATACACATTTTGATGAAGAGTTAATTATGCATATTAATTCTGTGTTCATGATCCTAACTCAGCTTGGTGTCGGGCCGGAAGAAGGTTTTGAAATTGAAGACGAAACATCCAAATGGTCTGATTTTGTTGAAGATCGGATCGATTTGAATGGTCTTAAAACATACATTTATCAAAAGGTTCGATTGATTTTTGATCCCCCTCAAATGGGCTATCTTGTCGACGTGATCAAACAATCATGTACAGAATTTGAATGGCGATTGAATGTCCAGGCGGAGTCGGCAGTTAGCTAAAGGAAGGAGGAACCAATATGGCTTCAATTACAATTGACAATAGTAAAGAATCTGCTGTTGGGGGATCTTGGGAGAATCCGGGGGCAACGATGTATGACCAAATCTTGGAAAGTTCCAATTGGCAATCGTTGTTGAAGGAAGCGTATTTGATTGCACCAATTAGTAAGGTGCAAAATACAGAAGAAGATAAAACTTCTTTCTCCGCAAGTGATATGGGTTATCCGCATCATGTGATTCGCAATGGAAAACTTGTTCTTCATACTACTGGTCTTCGCGCTGCTTTTTCTAGAGGGGAACAACAAGGAATTGTTTCGGGAGAAGTGGAAACTCATCTTGTTCGACATTACAAAGAGATGGGTTGGTATGAAGAATCTTCAATTAGCGAAGACGTTGAACAATCTGAGTTGTCTGATACTGTGAAGAATGCTTTGGCGCATTTCGGAATTCTTGGAATGCGTTGGGGGGTTCGTCGCGAAGTTGGACCCGATGGATTGATTAAAGGATCTTCTGTGCTAAGTAAAAAAGTTAAAATAGGATCTAGTAAAAAAGAAATGGTTAGTCGAGATTATGCACGAAAAGTAGAATCTCTAAAAAAGAAGATGTCTCAATTATCGAACGAGGATTTAAGGGTTTTGCGTGATAGATTACAATTAGAACAAAGCGTGTCTCGTTTGAAAGCGGCAGCTAAAGAAAGTGGTAAAGGAATTGTAAGCAGATTAAAGACATCCCTAATGCAAAGGTCTATAAAAGAAGTTGTTCGAAGCGGAGTTTATCATCAAACGCCGGATTGGCAAAAAGTTATGAGTGAATCTATTGGGGAGGCTATTAGTCCTCCGAAAAAGAAGAAGTAGATGTCTTTATCAAATACAGCCACCCCAATTTATTATGGCCAATTTCGTGATGATGTTCTTCGAGGTCACATCCCTGTTTGCCGAGAGATTTCAATGGAAATGAATCGCATTGATGCTCTGATTGCCGATCGATTAATTTATTACGATGACGAAGCGGTTGATGGTTTTGTTCAGTATTGTGAGTGCGAATTAACATTGACGGATGGTAGTGATCTCCAATTGCTTGACACTTTCAAGCTTTGGGCCGAGCAAGTATTTGGCTGGTTTTACAAAGTTGAAAGAAGTGTTTATGAGCCAAATGAAGATGGACATGGTGGTCACTACGTCAACAAAACGATGTGGAAAAGATTGATCAACAAGCAATACCTCATTGTTGCTCGTGGTGCTGCGAAGTCGATGTATGGTTCATGCATTCAAAGCTACTTTCTTAATGTGGATACTTCCACTACTTATCAGATTACAACGGCCCCAACAATGAAGCAAGCGGAAGAAGTTTTAGCACCGATTCGAACCTCGATTACGAGAGCTCGTGGCCCCGTGTTCAAGTTCCTTACAGAAGGTTCTTTGCAGAACACTACAGGCTCTCGAGCCAATCGAGTAAAGCTTGCTTCCACGAAAAAGGGAATTGAGAACTTTCTTACTGGTTCGATGTTGGCTGTTCATCCTATGTCCATTGATAAGTTACAAGGGTTTCGTCCTAAGGTAACAACTGTAGATGAATGGTTGTCTGGAGACATTCGTGAAGATGTAATAGGCGCAGTCGAGCAGGGCGCATCGAAGATGGATGACTATTTGATCATCGCCATGAGTTCAGAAGGAACCGTTCGCAATTCATCTGGTGATACAATCAAAATGGAATTAATGAACATTCTCAAAGGAGAATACGTTAATCCTCATGTGTCGATTTGGTATTATCGACTTGACGATATTAACGAAGTTGGAGATCCTTCCAAATGGTTAAAGGCAAATCCAAACATTGGCAAGACTGTTACCTATGAAACCTATCAACTTGATGTCGAACGAGCCGAGAAAGCCCCAGCTGCTAGGAATGACATCCTTGCTAAGCGCTTTGGAATTCCCATGGAAGGGTATACTTACTTCTTCACTTACGAAGAGACTCTTCCCCATCGTCGTCGAGATTTTTGGAAATTGCCTTGCAGTATGGGAATTGATCTTTCACAAGGAGATGACTTCTGCGCGTTCACTTTTCTCTTTCCGTTGTCTGGAGGAAAATACGGCGTAAAGACGCGCTGCTATATTTCATCGTTGACCTTAATGAAGCTTCCGTCTGCAATGAGAATCAAGTATGATGACTTCTTACATGAGGGATCTTTGATGGTTCTTGAGTGTACGGTCCTCGATATGATGGATGTATTCGACGATCTTGATCGATTTATTCAAGAAATGGAGTACGACGTTCTTTGTATTGGGTTCGATCCGTACAATGCAAAGGAATTCATTACAAGATGGGAACAAGAGAATGGGCCATTTGGAATCGAGAAAGTCATCCAAGGCGCAAAGACTGAATCGGTTCCTCTTGGCGAGTTGAAGATTCTTTCAGAAGAACGGATGCTCATCTTTGATCAAGAGATGATGTCTTTTACGATGGGTAATGCGATTACTCTTGAAGATACAAACGGAAATCGGAAGCTTTTGAAGAAGCGCAACGATCAAAAGATTGATAGTGTTGCTGCTTTGATGGACGCATACGTAGCCTTCAAGGCAAATAAGGATCAATTTGAATAAAGGATGATGGTTATTATGTTGTATTCGGAGTTGAAACATCATGGTGTTCCAGGTATGAAATGGGGAGTTCGAAAGGCTTCGGAATCCACTACAAAATCAAAAATTACTAAATCCAATTCTTCTAAAAAATCTTCCACTGTGACTATAAAGAAAAAACATTTAGCTATAGCTGCGTTTATTGCTGCATTCGTTTATAATAATCGAGAGAATGCATATAAACAAATTATACGAAATCAACAGAGACAGATCGCATCTGGTAAAAAGCGATCGCAAAGCTATTTAAGATCATCTAATATGAACAAGATGACTTATGGAGAATTGATTAGAGCACAGACTGCTCGAATGAATGAGCAAACAAAGCGAAATCGAGAAAATTTTCGATCTGCCCAAATGTATAGATAAGGAGAATAATGTTTTATGCCATCATTACGAGACCGAGTGCGCAATGGTTGGAATGCGTTTCGGAATAGAGATCCGACCTTTGGTTTAGTGACAGAGATTGATGGGGAAGTTCCATGGTATAAAAGCTATATCAATACAACTCGTCCGGACCGCGTCCGATTACGGGGCGGAGTCGAGCGGTCGATCATTGCGGCAATCTATAATCGGATTGCAATCGATGTGTCGTCGATTCGTATGGAACATGTTCGGACGGATCAAAATGGAAAGTATTTGGAGACGATTGATTCAGGGTTGAATAAAATTTTTAATCTGGAAGCGAACCTGGATCAATCATCTAGAGAATTTATGCGGGACGTTGTATTGAGTATGTTTGATGAGGGCGTCATTGCAATTTGCCCAATTGATACTACGACGAATCCTTATCTTGGAACTTATGAAATTCAAACTCTTCGGACTGGTCGAATAACTCAATGGGAACCGACTCGGGTTTTTGTTGAGGTGTATAACGATCGTTTGGGAATTCGAGAAGAAATCCCGTTTCGTAAAGATCTAGTTGCTATTATTGAGAATCCTTTATACCAGGTTATGAATGAATGGAATAGTACGCTTCAGCGTCTTATACGAAAGTTGAATATATTAGACGCAGTAGATGAACAAAGTGGTTCTGGAAAACTTGATTTAATTATTCAACTTCCTTACGTGGTAAAGACTAAACAAAAGGAAGAACAGGCCGAGAAGCGTCGTAGATTGATAGAAGATCAATTGTCCGGTTCCAAGTATGGAATTGCATATACGGATGGAACTGAGCGGATTACTCAATTGAATCGTCCTGCCGAAAACAATCTCATGTCACAAATCCAATATCTAACGAGTATGCTTTTCAGCCAGTTAGGGATGACGGAAGCTGTGTTCATGGGAACTGCGGAGGAACGAGAGATGCTCAATTATTGGAGTCGAACGATTGAGCCGATTCTTTCTGCGATTCGAGACGAGTCAAAGCGAAAGTTCTTGACGAAAACTGCTCGTTCTCAGAACCAGACAATGATGTTCTTTAAGGGTGCGTTTATGCTTGTTCCCGCGGAACAGCTGGCAGATCTTGCTGACAAGTTTACGCGCAATGAGATCTTGTCTCCGAATGAGGTTCGTCAGGAGTTGGGTTACAAACCTTCGACGGATCCCGCGGCAGACGAACTTCGAAATCGTAATTTGAATGCTGGAGCTGAACAAACGCCTCCGATGGCACCAAATGCTGCCGACCAAGAGAAAGGAGATACTACCGAATGAAACAAGACGTAAAATTTGATTTTAGTGGTTATGCTACTAAAGCTGGGCTTAAATGCTCCGATGGTCGGACCATTTTGCCGGATGCGTTTAAGCACAATGACGGTCAAACCGTACCTTTGGTTTGGCAACATATGCATAGTGAACCGACTAATATATTGGGTCATGCTGTGTTGGAGAATCGTCAAGATGGTGTCTATGCTTATTGTAAGTTTAATGGTACCGAAACCGGTCAAAATGCAAAGGTCCTTGTGGAGCATGGAGATATTACTGCCATGTCGATCTATGCTAATCAGCTTAAGGAACAAGCCAAGCAAGTTATTCATGGTGTAATTCGCGAAGTTAGTTTGGTTTTGGCCGGTGCAAATCCCGAAGCATTGATCGATAATGTATGTATTATTCATGCTGACGGAAGTCCTACTGGTGAACGCGATTCTACAGAGGCGATTATCTACACTGGTGGTCCTGTAACTTCAGGAGATTCTTTGGATCATGCTGATGACGAAGAAGACAGTGGAGATGATACCTCGGATGGAGAAGAAACGGTTCAAGAGATATTTGACAGTATGACCGACAAACAGAAAACGGTGGTTTATGCGATGTTGGGAAGTGTTGAATCGGCTCTTACTGAGGAAGAACCACCCCCCGCGGAACATTCAAATAACGATGATGAGGAGGATGAAACTGTGAAGCACAATGCGTTTGATGAAGCGTCGAAAGAAAAGGACAAAGAAGGAACGGCTGTACTTTCTCACGACCAAGAATTGCAGTATTTTAATAAGGCGATGAAGTCCGGTTCGTTGAAGGATGGCGTTCTTGCACACGCTGCGGAGTTCGGGATCGACAATATTGAGGTTCTGTTCCCGGAGGCTCAGCTGGTTCGCCCTACGCCGGATATCGTCGGTCGAGATAGAACATGGGTTCGTGGGGTTATGAATGGCGTGTCGAAGTCGCCTTTCTCTCGTGTTCGTAGTATGTATGCCGATTTGACGGAAGATGCTGCCAGGGCGAAGGGTTATGTTACGGGTAGTGAAAAATTCGACGAGGTGTTCCCAGTTGCAACTCGATATACGACTCCGACGACCGTTTACAAGAAGCAGAAATTGAATCGCGACGACGTGACCGATATTACTGGCTTTGATGTGGTTGCATGGATTCGGGCCGAAATGCGGGAAGCGTTGGATGAGGAACTTGCTCGGGCTTTCTTGATTGGTGACGGGCGCGGCGCTTCTGATCCCGATCATATCAATCCGCTGAATGTTCGTCCGATTTGGACGGATGACGATTTCTACGCCTACAAGTTCCTGGTAGATCCGGTAGGTGTCAATCCTGAGCCTGGTCCGGATTCCAAGATTCTTCGTTTGATTGATGACGTGGTGCGGATGCGTAAGTACTACAAGGGTTCTGGCAATCCGACGTTCTATACTACAGTTGACATTGTGAGCGATATGCTGCTTGTTCGCGATAAGCTTGGTCGCCGGATCTTTACGACCATGGCTGAACTGATCTCTGGTCTGCGTGTGGCCGATGTAGTTGAGGTTGAGGTTATGGAGAACCAAACTCGCACTGTCGGCACAGAAACCAGGGAACTACTTGGTATTCTGGTGAATCTTAAGGATTACACCGTTGGTGCTGATCGTGGCGGGCAGATTGCAACTTTCGATGATTTCGACATCGACTTCAACCAACAGAAGTATCTGATCGAAACTCGTCTGAGTGGCGCTTTGACGAAGTGGCAGTCTGCTGTCGTGCTTGAGACGATTCCTGATGAAGAGGCCGATGGTTAATCGATCGTATTAGTCAAAATGGAAGTGAGGAGTCGATATGGCAAAATTTTATGGAAAGGTGGGTTATGCCGATAGTCAAGAGCAAGCTCCTGGTGTTTGGCGTGATGTGATAACCGAAAGATCATCTTTTGGAGATGTCATTAAGAATACTGAGAAGTGGCGTTCTAACGAGAATCTTAACGATGATCTTGTGTTGGAGAATCGTATAAGTATTATGGCAGACCCATATGCCTATCAACATTACTCCTCTATTAAGTATGTTGAGTGGATGGGGGCTCTTTGGCAAGTAACGAAAGTTGATGTCCAGAGACCACGCTTAATCTTAACGATTGGAGGAGTGTATAATGGAGAGACGCCTGAAGCTTCAACAAGTCCTTGAGGATTTGTTGGGATCACGGAATGTTTATTTTCAACCTCCTCCGTCCGTTAAGATGAAGTACCCCGCAATTGTTTACGACATAGGTGAACTCGGATTTCGAACAAATCTCTCAACGGCTTATGCTAACAGTGAGCTATACGCTCTTCGTAAGACGTATACTGTCACTGTGATCGACGCGAATCCTGATACTAAAATTCCGGATAAACTACAGCATAGTTTGGAATATTGTAGTTTTGCTAGAGCATTTCAAGCAGATAGCTTAAATCACTACGTTTTTACACTTTATTGGTAGGAGGTTTCAATGCTTAAAGCGATGCTTTCTCAGCCGATGGCTGGAAAAACAGAAGAAGAGATCATTACAACTCGTGAAAGGGCCATTGCAATACTAGAGGGCTTTGGTTACGAAGTGGTCAATACTCTTTTTACTGACGAATGGTATTCTAAGGAGCAAATGGAGGAACGCGGCGTTGTTCAGATTCCCCTTTGTTTCCTTGCAAAGTCTTTGGAAAACATGGCTAATTGTCATGCTGTCCTTTTCTGCGATGGTTGGGAAGATACTCGCGGATGTAAGATTGAGCATGATACAGCCGAAGCCTATGGCTTAGTAATTCTTTACGAACAATAAAACAAGGAGGAAACTACAAATGTCTGCAGAAGAGAAAAGAATAGTTTGGGATGCCGTTGGTGAGCGGCTTTTCGAAACTGGTGTGCGTAACGGCGTTTTGTATCCACGTGATGTCACAGGAGCGTATACTGGTGGTGTTGGTTGGAATGGTTTGACAGCCGTCACCGAATCTCCCTCTGGTGCCGAACCAACTCCGTTGTGGGCCGATGACACCAAGTATCTTGTCTTGATGTCGGTTGAGGAATTTGGTGGAACTATTGAGGCGTATACCTATCCAGATGAGTTCATTTCATGTGATGGCTCTGCTGAGTTGGTAGAAGGTGTGTATGTTGGTCAACAGCCGAGACGGACTTTTGGTTTGTCCTATCGAACCGTGCTTGGTAATGATGTTCAGCTGAATGAATTCGGTTACAAGCTTCATTTGATCTATGGTTGTGTTGCGTCTCCTTCAGAGAAAGCTTATAGTACAATTAATGATTCTCCGGAGGCTATTAGCTTTTCTTGGGAACTAACAACGACGCCGATTCCGGTTACGAATCATAGACCGACTGCTTCTATTACCATAGATTCAACGAAGGTTGAAGCTTCGGCTTTGGCGGCTTTGGAAGAAATTCTTTATGGTAAGGATCCTACTAGCGTTGGTGGAACAGATGGCGTAGCTCCGAGGTTGCCGCTTCCCGACGAAGTTGCTAGTATCCTTGCGGCTGGTTGAGGTAATTAATCTACCTTGAAAGGAGAAATCACTATGGATGTTGACAAGTTCATTAATAGAGCTAAGGAATTGGTTGTCGCTTACTATAATGAACATGTTGAAAAGACCGATCAATTTACAATGACTCCAGATCATGTCTTTATCGTATGGTTTTGCAAAACGTTGCAAAATTGGAAAGCTATTGTTTCCACTGTTGTTAGTGATGGAATGCTATATGAAGTAACTTACAATGGTGATAAACAAGAGACATATTTGGATGTTTACAAAAAATGGGAAAACGTTTGTATTCGTGATGAGTCGGAATAACAAAGATATTTGAAAGGAGAAATCACCATGCTTAAGAAAACGATCACTTACAAAGACTACAATGATTTAGAAAGAACTGAGGATTTTTACTTCAATTTGACAAAAGCTGAAATTACAGAATGGGAAATGAGTCAATCTGGAGGAATGTCTGCTCTTTTGACGAGAATCACGGCCGAACAAGATATTCCTAAACTTGTGAAGATTTTTAAGCAAATCATTATTAAATCGTTCGGTGTTAAATCAGACGATGGTAAGAGGTTTGTTAAATCTCCTGAAATTTTGGCTGATTTTATGGCAACAGAAGCGTATAGTCAATTGTTTATGGAATTGGCGGGGGATGCCAAGGCCGCGGCAGATTTTGCGAACGCAATCGTTCCGTCGGATATGATTCCCCAACCTGGAAATGTGATTGGAGAGACTCCTTCTCTCACTGGACTTTCCGAAGTTTAAGAAAAGGGAGGATCTGGAGAATGCTACAAGTTATAATCCCAGGAAAGGATTTTTGGGATGAGACGGCCGGTGACTCTGGAGAATTTAGAACATCGAAAACGGAAACCCTTCAACTTGAGCATTCTCTTGTATCCTTATCTCGTTGGGAATCGAAATGGTGTAAGCCTTTTTTAACAAAAGACGAGAAAACTTTAGAAGAAACTATAGATTATATTCGATGTATGACCGTTACACAAAATGTGAATCCAACAACTTATTTAACGATTCCAGTTGATGTATTTGCACAAGTTAAGGACTACATTGATTCTAAACAAACAGCTACTTGGTTTGCGGAGGACAAAACTATTTCGCCAAACCGAGAAGTGATAACATCAGAATTGATATATTATTGGATGATTGCTCAAAACATTCCAATAGAATGTCAAAAATGGCATTTGAATCGTCTTTTAACACTTATTCGAGTCTGTAGTGTTAAGAATGCACCAAACAAGAAGCAATCTCGTAGAGAGATGTTAGCTCAAAGGAAAGCGTTAAATGCTTCTCGTCGTGCAAGAGGAAGTACGAAAGGATGATAATTATATGGATAATCCTCTTGAGCCGAAAGTCGAAGAGTCCGTTGTCGAACACCCGAAGCAAGCCATTTGTACTAAGTGTGGAAACAAAATGCCGAAAACATTTATTCCAGAAGATGGTGTAGATACAATCTGTGCAAAATGTCTTGCTAAAATTTCAGAACCAGTGGTTCAAAACGACGTTGTTTCGGAGCCAGAACCTGAAAATTCAGATCACGTCGTTACAGTATCGGTAAAAGTTTTGAATATTCGTTCTGGGGTTGGTAAAAAGAAACCCGTTATTGGTGTCCTGAAGGAAGGCGAAAAGGTTGTTATCGTCGAGGATATTAAAGAGAAATCCACTTCGGAACCTTGGGGTCGAATTAAGGGCGATGAAGAGAAATGGATTATGCTCCGATATACCTCGGTCGGGTAGGAGGATCAAATGGGAGTAGTACAATTCGTCCATCGCGGCGACTTTAAGCATCTTGAACGATTTCTTAAAGGTTACAGCACTGAAAAGTTAGTGTCGGTTTTGGATCGATATGGACAAGAAGGTGTTCGAGCTTTGGCGAGTGCTACTCCCGTTGATTCCGGAATTTCAGCAAATTCTTGGAGTTTTGAAGCTGGTCTGGATGGAGATCGTGGTTTATTTATCGAATGGACAAATTCGAGTGTGATTAAGGGTGGGACGCCCATTGTGGTTTTGTTGTTCTTTGGACATGGGACTCGAAATGGAGGTTATGTTCGAGGACAAGACTTCATAACTCCTGCGATCCAACCGGTAATGGACCGGATCAGTGACGCAGTATGGCAGGAGGTTACACGATAATGGCTAGAGGGAATATTGACGAGCGAATAGTCGACATGCAATTCAACAACAAACAATTTGAAGCCGGTGTCAAAGATACTCTCGATGATCTTGAGAAATTGAAAAAAGGTCTCGGATCTATGGGAAAAACTGGTGGAGAAGGCATGTTCGCAGGAATTGCATCTGGAGTTGAAGGTTTGCACGTCAAGTTCTCGGCCTTACAAATGGCGGCTTTTGCTGCTATTCAAAACATTGTAAATCGTTTTATGGATGCTGGTGTTGAGCTTGTAAAATCTTTGACAATTACTCCGATTACAACTGGTTGGAGTAAATATGAACAAAAGGTTGAAGCAACACAGGCAATCATGAATGCTACTGGGCAGACAATTGAACAAGTTAGCGCACAATTAGAACAGTTAAATACGTTTGTCGATGAAACAAGTTACAGTTTCTCTGACATGGTTTTGAATATAGGTAAGTTTACTGGAGCCGGGATTGAACTTGAGACAGCCGTTACTTCAATGCAAGGTATTGCTAACTGGGCGGCTATTTCTGGAGCTAATACAGAGAAGGCTAGCACGGCCATGGGAATTATGGCCAAGGCAATGGGCATGGGGTATTTGTCGTTAAAGGAATGGCGGTCTCTTGAAAGTATTAACATGACGACCGTCGAATTTAAACAAACTTTATTGGATGCGGCAGTAGCTGTTGGGACTTTGCGTAAGCAGGGCGATGAATATTTTACGACCATTGGTAAAAAAGGCACTGTTACTATTGCTGATTTCACAACTAATTTAAAAGATGGATGGGCTAATGCCGAAGTAATGCAGAAGGCTTTAACAGAATATGGAACTTATTCTAACTATGTACTTGAGAGAATGTCCGACAAGGGTGAAAGCGCTGCGGATGCTATGCGTAATTTAGCAGCCGAGGGTGCCAATATTGATGTAGTATTTCAAAAGATGCAGAAAGAAGGCGTTGACGCCGCTACTGCTATTGAAATGCTTACAAAAGAAGGTTCTGACTTTGCAGAGGTAATTGCTCGGTCAAAAGATGAAGGCATCAGTTGGGCTGACGCTTTGGCGCAGCTTAAGATTGAAGGCGCATTAGCTGAGTCCGTGGTTGGAAATTTGAGCAAAGAGGGAACAAAAGCTCAATCATCTTTAGATAATCTTCGATCAAAATCAGAAATGGCTGGAATTGTTCTTGCTCGAATGAAAAAAGATGGTAGCACTGCTCAAGAAGCGATAAAAGCGTTGGGAAAAGAGGGCATTAATGCTGGAAAAGCTCTTGGGAAGAATTTTAAACCTGGAGCTGATGATGCGGCTCAAGTTTTAGAAAATTTAAGAGATCATGGAATGGAAAGTGAAGAAGCTCTTAAATTAATGAATACGGTAGCTACAGAAGGTCAAAAAGCTCTTGATGGAATGGCAAGTAAGGGCGACGCTGCTTCTAAGGTTTTAGCTCGTATGGAAGAAAAAGGAATAGATGCTAAAACTGCTATGGCTCAGCTTAAAGCTGAAGGAGATAATGCTGGAGAAACCCTTGGTAAATTTCAGAAAAAGGGCGAAAGTGCTGAAGATGCTTTAAAACGACTTCAAAAAGAAGGAACAAATTCCGCGGATGTTATGAAGTTGATGAAGGATCACGGTTGGACGGCACAAGAGGCTATTGAGAGGCTTAGCAATGCTGCTAAGGGAATTCCCGATGGAGCGGTATTAGAAACTTTAGGATCTCGTGCGTTTCGTGCAGCTCAGGAAGCAAAGACTCTTACTGATGCTTTGAATGCTGTTAAAGATGCTGTTGCTACTGGTTGGATGAAATCTTTTGAGTATATTTTTGGTGATTATGAAGAAGCTAAAAAGTTGTGGACTGATGTTGCAAATGAACTTTATGATATTTTTGCAGAAGGTGGAAATCAAAGAAATGAACTTCTTGGCGCTTGGCATAAACAAGCGGTGGGGGGTTATAAAGATTTTGTTATCGGAATAATGAATATCTTCAAAGCTTTAAAAAGTGTGTTAGCGCCAGTTAAAGAAGCTTTAGCGACGATATTTCCTCCGAAAACGGTGGCGGATCTTCAACAATTAACTATGAAGTTTCAAATGTTTACTCATAGTTTAATAATTGGAGGGGAAGAATCCGAAGAATTTACTGATAAGCAGAAAAATCTTCAAAAAATTATGGAAGGTTTATTTTCTGTAATTGATATTTTAAAAATGGCTTTTAGTGCAGTTTGGACTGTTATTAAAGGAATTATCACTGTTCTTAATCCACTTTGGCAACTTATTGGGAGAGTGGCCTTAGCAATTGCTGATTGGGTTAAGGGGATAAGGGACCTTATTAAAGAAGGAGATCTATTTACAAATTTCGCTAATGATATTGTCAATTTCTTCCAAGGAATTTGGAACGCCATTGCAAAAGTATTTTCTGGTGAATTAACAGTTGGTGATTTATTTAAGAAAGCCTGGGCTAAGATTGTCAGTTGGTTTGATTGGTTGAAAACGAAATTATTTGGTTCTGGTGGAGAAGAAGGTGGCGGAGTATTTTCTATGTTAGGAAATGCTCTTAAAAGTGGTTGGGAATGGTTTACTGGACTTTTTGCGAAGATTAAATTAGGTCCAGAATTAGAAGCATTTTTTAAACCTCTTATAGATGCTTTTAATTGGATACAAGGTAAAATTACAGAATGGGATATTGGCGGAAAGATTAAAAAAGCTTGGCAAGGAATTATTGATGCTTTTGAATGGGTTAAAACAACTTTATTTGGCACAAAGGATCAATATATTGGATCTGGAGCTGGTGGAGTAGTTATTCCAGGAACAATAGGCGTTATTGCTAAAGCATTTGATTGGATTAAAACAAAGTATGTTGAATGGGATATTGGTGGAAAGATCAAAGCTGTTTTTTCAAGACTTATAGATGCTTTTATTTGGGTAAAGGAGAAACTTTTCGGAGGCGGAGAAACTTATTTAGGCTCTGGAGCTGGTGGAGTTGTGCTTCCTGGTTCTCCTGGTTTAATTGTTAAAGCTTTTGATTGGCTAAAAACAAAATATAAAGAGTGGGATATCGGAAATAAATTAAAATCAATTTGGGAAAAAATTGTAAATGCTTTTAATTGGGTTCGGGATAAGTTAAAAGGAGAAGAAGGCGAAGGTGGAATAGGCGCTTTCTTTCTTAAAATTTGGGGAAAATTGAAAGAAGCTTTTGATTTTATTAAAAATTTGTTTAAGGGTGGAGATAGCCCGGAAAACTCTATAGGAAAACTTGCTTCCTTCTTCGAAAAATTAAAAGAAATATTTACTAAAATTAAAGATTCTTTCGACTTTGATAAGGGCGGAACATTTATCGAGGGCGCTTTTGATTGGATATTAAAAGCATTTAAGGTTGTTAGAGATTTTTTAGGATTTTTGTTACAACCAGAAAATCTTCCTTATACAATCTCCGCAATTCAGGCAATTTTATCTTTATTAATTCAATTTCGGATTGCGAATATGGTTAAGAGACTAGGATGGATGTTTGAACAAATTGGTGATCGATTCGAAACCGGTTTAGGAAAACGTTATCGTAGCTGGGCAGAAAATATTTTCATATTTGCCGCGGCCGTTGCAATTTTATTTGGAGTTGTATATTTATTCGCCAGTATGCCAATTGGTCAAGCGATTAAAGGTATGATTGGCGTTGCCATTTTAATTGGTATGCTAATAGCGGCTCAGAAGATGACAAAATTAGCTGAAGGAGAATCTTCTGCTAAAGGATTTCTCGGGATGGCTATAGCTGTTGGAATTTTAGTATTAATCGCAAAAATGATAGCGGCTATGAGTTGGAATGATATTGCCAAGGGTGCTATTGGAGTATTAGCTTTTGTTGGAATATTGACAGCTGCATTTATGTTGATGAAGTTGTTCGGTGGTGGAGATGGATCTTTAAAGATAAAAGGATTTATTTCTTTCTCTATTGCAATTGGAATTCTCGTTTTTATTGGTAAGCAAATTGCTAAAATGTCTTGGGGAGATATGGGGAAAGCTGGTGCTGGATTAATTTCTCTTATTCTAATTATGGCTATAGCATCAAGAGCTATGGGAAAAATGAAATTTACTGCTGGTCTTGGTTTTATTGCTATAGCTTTAGCTGTCCAAATATTGGTGGGCGTCGCTTTAGATATTGTTAAGGCTGAGGCAACATTTGATCAAGCCGTTGTTGCATTTGGTGCGGTTATTTTAATGATTCTAGCAATGAGTAAAATTGGACAGTTTTCCGGAGGATTAGTTCAAACCTTATTTACAGTTGCTACTGTATTAGCTGTGGCTTTCGCTCTTAAAATGATTATGGATTCTGCCAAAGGAATGGATACGTCAGCTATGGCGGGAATGTTAACAGCTGTATTGGCTCTTGGTGGAATCTTATTAGCTTTGGCCGTTGCTATGAAAGTCTTCGAGACAATGGGCCCCGGTGTATTATTGGGGGCATTATATGCTGTCGGAACGTTAGCAATTATTATTCTTGGTCTTGCTGGAATTGCTGCTTTACTTTCTACTCTTTCCGGATTAGCAGAGGTAATTAAAGCTGGTTTCGCCGTTATGGAAATTATTGGAAATGGAATAGGAAAATTCCTCGGAGCTATTGTTGGCGGAGTTCTAGAGGGAATTTCTAGTGGGCTTCCAGGTATTGGTACAAATCTATCAGACTTCATGACCAATGCTCAAGGATTTTTTGATGGTTTGAAATCTGTAGATGCTGAAGCTTTGACCGGGGTTGCTAATTTAGCAGAAATTATTATAGCCATTACCGCAGCGTCGATAATAGATGGAATTGGAAAACTTTTTGGTCTCGATTCGATGCAATCCTTTGCAGATAATTTGATAATTTTAGGACAAGGTGTTTCGGATTTTGTAAAAGTTATTGGGGATGTTGGTCCAGATGATGTGACAGCTTCTGCGAATGCTATTAAAATCTTAGCAGAGGCTGCTCAAGAGATTGGAAAAGAAGGTGGATTGTTAGGGGAAATCACTGGCAGTCAATCAGAAGGAATGAAAGGATTTGCTGAGGGATTAGACGCTTTGGCTCCGGCATTAGTAAGTTATATTAATCAAGTAAAGACTGCTGGGATTCAGCCAACGGATGCTGATGCTTCTGCTAATGCAATCAAGGTTTTAGCAGATGCTGCACAAGAAATCGGGGCAGAAGGTGGAATTCTTCAGTCTATTACGGGTTCTCAGTCTGAGGGAATGAAAGGATTTGCTGAAGGATTAGACGCTTTAGCTCCGGCATTAGTAAGTTATATTAATCAAGTTAAAGAAGCAAATATTGGAGAAAACGATGCTAATGCATCCTCGGCAGCAATAAAAGTTCTGGCCGATGCAGCTAAAGAAATTGGAGCAGAAGGCGGTTTAGTCGGGGCTATAACTGGCAGTCAATCCGAAGGAATGAAAGGATTTGCTGAAGGATTAGACGCTTTAGCTCCTTCTTTGGTGAGTTATGTTAGCCAAATTAAGGCGGCTAATATTTCAGATTCAGATGCTGCTTCTTCGGCGAATGCAATCAAGGTTTTAGCAGAAGCTGCTTCTGCGATAAGTCCGGAAGGCGGGGTAGCTCAAGCCTGGAATGGAAGTTCGTCACAAGGAGCTAAAGAGTTCGCTGCAAATCTTCCGGGGTTAGGTATTTCGTTGAAACTTTATGCTTTAGCTGTGAAAGGAATTGACTCTGATTCTGTTTCTGGATCAGCTAGTGCGATTAGCATGTTGGCTGCCGCGGCAGAAGAATTACCAAAAGTTGGTGGAATAGCTCAATGGTTTTCCGGCGAAACAAACCTTGCAGACTTTGGAACCAAACTAGTAGCTTTCGGAAAAGATTTTGCTACTTATTACACCAATGTAAGTTCGTTCGACGAATCTAAAAGTACCCAGGTTATGAGTGCGGTTGGTGCGTTAGTTACGATCGCTGGAGAAGTTGCATCGACAAATTTTACTGGTTTTCGAGGTCTTGGTTCGGCGACTAGCTATTTTGGGGAAAATTTTCAAAAATATTATAACTTCATTAGCGAAATCGACACAGATATTTGTTCGGAAATTGTTAAAGCCATTTTACAAATTTTAACAGTTGCCACTTTTGCAAATGGCGTGGATTTTTCTAATGCAAAAACAGTTGGTGAGAATTTAAAAGATTTTGCTTGGCGTATTGGAACGCAAGATGGGAATAGTTTCTATAATTCAATTAAAGGTATTGATCCAGAGAAGTTTTCGATGGTTGCCGATGCTATGCGATCTATTGTTTCTATGGCTGTAGAGGCGGCCGGAGCAGATTTATCAGGTCTTGCCACTTTCGCAGAGGATCTTGGAAAAGTTGGAGATCTTGGTATCTCTGCATTTATCAACGCCTTTACACTTAATGTTGAGCAAGCGAAGTTGGCTGGGGAATCGATTACAGATGCAGCTCTTGAAGGGATTAAGTCCAACGCAGAGCAATATGGCCAAACTGGTACATCCTATGGATTAGCTTTTCATACTATGTTGCTACTTGAGAGAATCAAAGCAAAAGTGGCAGGAACGATGGTGACAGCTCAGGCTTTGTTGGGAATTAAATCAAATGCTTTGTTTTATGGTCGAGCCGGAACCGCAGCTGGTGTCGGGTTCCATACCAAACTCGATGCAGAGAAAACTAAAGCCCTAACTGCTGGAACTATCGTGACAACCAAAGCATTAGCAGGGGTCCGATCGACCATAGACGGTAAAGAAAACGCTTGGGAGAAAGCTGGTAACGACGCGGGTCAAGGATTCATCGACGGATTACTCGCTATGCTTGAGGCCGCTGTGGCTGCTGCCGGATCATTAGGTAGTGCTGCCATCGCTAAGTTGAGAGCCGTTCTTAAAGAGCATTCGCCGTCAAAGGAAACCACGACCAGTGGTGAGAATTTCGGTAAGGGCTTTAGTAACGGCATGATCAATATGGTTTCTATGGTTGGGGAGTCGGCTTCTACATTAGGTTCTAAGGCCGTCAAAGTTATTAAGAACACTTT